TCTTGCTAGAGATTTAGAACAATATGTTGGTAAATATTATAGTCATCAATATGTGAGATCAAAAATTTTAAAACAAAATGAGTTAGAACAAAAAGCGATTGATACAGAGATACAAGCAGAACAACCTGCTGAACCTGAACAATCAAGTGAAAAAGAGGAAATAAAAGATGAGTAAAGAAAATTTAAAAAATTTCGTAGATAACTTGGCTAAAGGCGACAATACAGAAGCACAAAAAAACTTTAATGATACAATGTCAAATAAGGTTGCAGCTTCTTTAGATGACGCTAAAACTGAAGTGGCAAAATCTATGTTTACAGGTCAACAAGGTGTTCAACCACCTGAGGCTGATCCTTTTACAGGTGAAAACATAGAACAACCAGCAGAGGAAACTCCTGCTGAAGAGGTGCCAAGTAATGACCAAGACGCTCAGTAAATTTAGAGAAGAAATAATTACTGACGGTAACGACTACAAGCGAACTAGGCAATATAATAAGTTATCGCCTAAGATGAAAAAAGCTGTAGATATGGTTTTTAGAGCTGCTGATAAATCAGCAGATGTAATCGCTGACTTTGAGAAGAATGTTAAAGCGGCCTCTAAAATGTATAATGTTAAAGTGAACGATTTAATGAAATACTTTGACAAAGAAACATTAACAATTTTAAGAAGATAAAGGTAAAGGGAATAGCATATGGCAATACAAAGTAGAACAATATCCGATACTAGAGGATTTGCAAAAGTATTAGTGACATTTCAAAACGATAGCGCTACCACTACCGTGATTGACGCTTCTGGATTAGACGCACACCAAAATGGTGGGCAGTTAAAAATTAGAGGACTAAAATTCGGTTTGACTGGTTACGCAACATTAGGTTTTGTTAAAAATGGTGCAACTAATGAAAAAGCAATTACAATATCAGGTAGTGATGTTTATAATGCAGGAACAATTGTAAACTCAATCGGTGCAGCTACACATGCAACAGACGGTGATATAGAAATCACAACGGTAAGTGCAAGTGGTTATGTTGTAATTGAAGTAGTAAAAGACAATTTTAATTATAGTTAATAATGGCGTTCACTACTGAAACATTAGCTGATGATAGTAAAAAAGTTATCGTTAAAGCAAATGGTTTAGGTGGTGAAACAAAACTAACATTATTAAACGCAAGTATATTATCAGGCGCAACGTCAAGTCCTAACTTGTCAATTGCCCACTTGTATTACGAGATACTCGGTTCAGGAAATTTAACTTTTTTCTTTGACGCTGAGACAGATGAACAAGTTGCAACACAATTTAGTGGACGTGGTAATTACGGTTTGAAGAAAAACGAACCAAGAATTAAACAAGAAGACACAGGCACAACACTTGTCAATCCGACAGGTAACGTGCTTGTGTCAACTGATAGTACGGTGTCAACATATAATATAGTAGTAGAATTTAGAAAAGAAAAAGGATTTACAAATGGCTGATACGGTTTCAAGCTTAACAATCGCAGATACTTCAGGTGTCAAATTTACAACTAAACTTACAAACTTCTCTGACGGTACTGGAGAAACTTTAGTTAAAAAAATTGATGCTTCTGAATTAACTTTTATGACAGAGGATGGTAATAGAAAAATATCAAAGTTATATTGGTCTGTTAACACGTCTGATAGTAAGTCAGCAGTAGAACTTATATGGGATGGCGAAACTAACGCTACCGCAGTTTTATTGTCTGGTCAAGGTTTTTTCGATTTAAGAGCAGATGGTAATGAGATAACAAATAACTCGACAACACCCACAGGTGATGTTTTACTATCTACAAAAAATTTTGCAAATGGTGATAATTACACGATTATTGCCGAGTTTAGATAATAATTTGTATAAATATTAGTAGAGAAATTAAGAGATAGATACTTATGAAGCTAATTACCGAAGAAATAGAACAAGCGGAATACATTGTAGAAGAAACTAATGGCAAAAAAAATTATGCCATCAAAGGTATCTTTATGCAATCTGACATCAAAAACAAAAATGGCAGAATGTATCCAAAAGAGATTCTTCAAAGAGAAGTTGTAAGATACAACAGAGAATTTATCAATAAAAACAGAGCATTTGGCGAACTAGGTCATCCAGACGGTCCCACCGTCAACCTAGAAAGAGTTAGTCACATGATTAAAGCTCTGTATCCAGAAGGCAATAATTTTATCGGAGAAGCAAGAGTCCTAGACACACCATATGGAAAAATTGTGAAGTCACTTATAGATGAAGGTGCAAGATTAGGCGTTTCTTCCCGAGGTATGGGCACACTATCAAATAGTCAAGGTGCCAATGTAGTCAATAACGATTTTTACCTTGCGACAGCAGCTGACATAGTTGCTGATCCATCTGCTCCAGACGCTTTCGTAGAAGGCATAATGGAAGGCAAAGAATGGGTTTGGAATAATGGGATTTTGAAAGAAGCAGAGGTTAAAGAATTAAAAGTACAGGCTGAGAGTAAAGAACGAATCGCAAGAGCAGAGAAAAATGCTATTGTGTTTGAGAACTTTCTTAAAAAACTGTAATTTTATAAATAATAATTGACTAATTTTAGTCCATTATTGCAATTTTAATATAAAAAAAAGAGGAAACTAAAATGGAAAACGGTAAAAAAATGGACATGCAGGCGCAAAATACAGCACCTGACGCTCCTAAGAAAAACGCCGCTCCAGCAGAAGCACCTAAATCTTTAGGCGCAACTATTCAGAATGTTATCACAAAGGCTGTCACAAGCCCAACTGATGGCAAAATTGATTTCGCACAAGGGGTAAACCACATTACTGGTGACCCACAACAAAAAAGTGCAAAACCTGCTGAGCCTATGCAATCTCTTAAAGCTAATTACGACATGAAACCTAAGTCTGAAACTAATGACAAGGAAGAAGTTAAAGAAGCTGACGAGAAAGAAAAAGAAAAGATGATGAAAGCACAAGCTGACATTAAAAAAATGAACGCTCAAGTAAATGACAAAGAAAAAGAAATGAAAGAAGCAGAAGACCATAAGAAATCTGACATGATCAAAGCTGAGATTGAAAAGATGAAAGAAACTATGGCTGACAAAGAAAAAGAATTAAAGGCGCAAGCTGATAAGGAAAAAGAAATGTCAGAGGGCGAAATGCCTAAGGCTGCTTTAGACGCTTTGAAAAAGTCGCAAGACAAAAAAGAAACTGCTCACGATGGTGAGAAGAAAGACATTAAATCTCAAAAAGACAAAGAGATGAAAGAAGAGTCTGAAGACGAAAAGAAAAAAGAAATCAAAGCAAATAAAGAACACGATAAAGAAGTTAAAGAAGAAGAAGAAAAAGAAGATAAAAAAGAAATCAAAGCTTCTGCAAAAGATAAAGTAAAAGACATGGATATGAAAGAAGACGTAGCTGCTCTTACAGATGGTGAAGAACTATCGGAAGAGTTTAAAGCAAAAGCTGCTACAATTTTCGAATCTGCTGTTAAAGCAAAACTTGTAGAAGAAATTGAGAAATTAGAAGGCGAATACGAATCAAAAGTTGCTGATAAAGTTGAAGAAACTAAATCAGAAATCGTAGAAAAAGTTGACGCTTATCTAAATTACGTTGTCGAGTCTTGGATGAAAGACAACGAATTGGCTATCGAAAAAGGTCTAAAGGCAGAAATTACTGAAGACTTTATTGGTGGCATGAAGAAACTTTTTGAAACTCACTACATTGATTTACCTGAAAGTAAATTTGATGTTGTTGAAGATCAAGCTGCACAAATCATTAAGTTAAAAGAAGATATGAACAAAACATTGGAATCTAATGTAGAGTTAAATCAGAAAATTGGCGAATTTGCTAAAGACGACATTATAAATGACGTATCTAGTGACCTTGCTGAAACTGAAACTGAAAAACTTAAAGGTTTAGCAGAAAGTATTGAGTATGTGGATGCTGCTGATTATAGAACGAAAGTAGAAACGATTAAAAATTCTTACTTTCCGAAATCAAAAGCAAGTGATACTGAATCTAATGAAGTAGCTGCAACAGATAACATGACTTCGGATGCTTTCGTATCTGAGTCAATGGCTGCATACACAGCTGCAATTAGTAAAAACCAAGCTAAGAAGTTATACTAATAACTTTTTAGTAGTTTAATTAAACTAAAAGAGAAAAAGGAGAGATAAAAATATGTTTTTATCAGAATCTATACAAAACAAGTGGCAGCCTGTTTTAGACCATCCTGATCTTCCAAAGATCGGTGATAGTTATAAAAGAGCAGTCACTTCTGTTGTACTAGAGAACCAAGAGAAAAGTTTAAAAGAAGACGCTCAGTTTATGTCTGAGTCGGCTCCTTCAAACGCAACTGGTTCATCTATACAAAACTGGAATCCAATTCTTATCAGTTTAGTTAGAAGAGCTATGCCAAATCTTATCGCTTACGATATTTGTGGCGTACAACCTATGTCAGGACCAACTGGTCTTATATTTGCTATGAGAAGTAGATTCTCTAGTCAATCTGGCACAGAAGCTTTATTTAACGAAGCTGATTCAGACTTCAGTGGTAGAAATGCTGCTGGTTCTTCAACGAACACTGGATTCTCACAAACTGCACAATCAGGAGAAAACCCTGCTGTGCTTAATGACGCTCCAATCCCAGGTGCAGGTCCAAACTACACTACTGGTACTGGAATGACTACAGCTGCGGCTGAAGCTCTAGGCGATGCAAGCGGAAACGCTTTCGCTGAGATGGCTTTCTCAATTGAGAAATCAACTGTGACTGCTAAATCAAGAGCTCTTAAAGCTGAATACACTATGGAACTTGCTCAAGACTTAAAAGCAATCCATGGTTTAGACGCTGAAACAGAATTATCAAACATCCTATCTGCTGAAATCCTTGCTGAGATCAACAGAGAAGTTGTAAGATCAGTTTACAGAGGCGCTGAAGTAGGTGCTGCTGATAACGATAATTCAGACGCTGCTATCAATACAACAACTGCTGGTATCTTTGATTTAGATACTGACTCAAACGGAAGATGGTCTGTTGAAAGATTCAAAGGATTAATGTTCCAAGTAGAGAGAGACGCAAACACTATCGCTCAAAGAACGAGAAGAGGAAAAGGTAACATAATTATCTGTTCTTCAGATGTTGCCTCTGCATTACAAATGGCTGGTGTTTTAGACTACACTCCTGCGTTAAACAACAATTTAAATGTTGATGACACAGGTAACACTTTTGCTGGTGTATTAAACGGTAAATACAAAGTATATATCGACCCATATGCTGCAAACTTGGCGTCTAACGCTTCACCTGCTAAACAATACTATGTTGTTGGTTATAAAGGTACTTCACCTTATGACGCTGGTATTTTCTATTGCCCATATGTGCCACTACAAATGGTAAGAGCAGTAGGACAAGACTCATTCCAACCAAAAATTGGTTTCAAAACTAGATATGGTCTAGTAGCGAACCCTTTTGCTGGTAGCGATGTGACTGGTACTGGTTCAATCACTGCTGATGGCTTAACTGCATTATCTTCTAACAGATATTACAGACGAGTACAAGTAGCGAACATCATGTAATAGTTTGTGTAAACAAATTCTAAAGAGGGGGCTTCGGCCCCCTTTTTTTTAGCATAAATAAAAGTGTGAAAACAATTATTAAATCAATCGCAGCCATTATATTAATTGGTGGTTTCATATCACTACTTGCATATGGCCTAAATTACTTACAAAAACCCAACTCTTTAGAGAATATAGAAAAAAGACTTGATGAAGCCGCTGAAAAAGAAAGTGTTTTAACAGATAAAGAGTTAGAATTAAAGACACAATCCCAAACAAAAGAGTGGGAAGAAGTAGATAAGCAAACAGATAAATAGTAGTATGACTACTACAAAAGCATTAGATAGACAACCAACTAAATTTGATTATGCAGAACCTACAAAGTTTAGGTTTTCTGTAATCAAACTTCCTAAAGTAGAATATTTTTGTACGGCTGCAAACATACCTGGTATATCACTAGGACAAGCAAATATGCCTACGCCTCTTAAAGATGTACCAATACCAGGCGATAAATTAGATTATGATAATCTTAATATATCGTTTTTAGTAGATGAAAACTTAGAGAATTATAGAGAAATACATGGTTGGTTAACAGGCCTTGGTTTTCCTAAAGACCATGAACAATTTAGAAATTTACAAGACGCAGGAAGTGACAGATTTCCTACAACAAAAAGTGTGGGTTTAAATAAAGAATTAGGTAAGGTAAGTAAGGCAGTACAAGATGATGGTGGTCTGTATTCAGACGCAACTTTATTTGTATTATCAAGTAAAAACAATGCAACACTAGAAGTTAGATTTAGAGATTTATATCCTGTTTCATTATCTGGTTTAGACTACAATCAACAAGAAACTGATATACAATACTTAACTGCTAACGTGACCTTTGCATATAAGATATATGAATTTGCAGCTGTGTCAGGTGGCAGAACCATAGAAACTACATCATAAGCTTGATTTTTTGAGTAGTTATGATATAATATCCATAGGATAAAATATCCATAAATAATAAGAAGGTGAATACATAATGACGTTAGAAGAAATACAAACAATGGCAGACAAAGACTTGAAAATCAATGACGTAGAGCTTGATATAGAATCTTTAAAGACGCCACAATTACATAACAAATATTCAAAGTATCATTCAAAATATAAGAATCTTTTAAAGGTTGCTGAACAAGACTTAGCAAGAATTGTAAGAGAGAAGTGGGAATACTACACAGGTAAAGCAGACCCTAGTGTATACCAAGAAAAACCTTTTAATCTAAAAGTGTTAAGACAGGACGTTGACAAATACGTTAAGTCAGATAGTGATGTCAATAAACTAGAACAAAAGGTCACATATATAGAAACAACGGTAGACTATTTAGAGAAAACTCTAAAAATTATATCAAATAGAACATTCACAATTAAGAATGCTATAGATTGGAAAAAGTTTACTTCAGGAGTTATTTAATGCAATTAAGAAATTCATATATGTATTACATATCCGCTATCAAACCAGAGATGTGTAAAAAAATTATTTCACATGGTCTATCAAAGATGATAGTTGATGAAAGTAAAGGCATGTCAAGGAATGCCTCTACTGCTGATGGTAAAGAAAAAGGTGGCACAGACTCAAAAGGTAATAAAGTAATAGATAAATCTACTGGTGCTTTAAGTAGAGAAGCACTTGCTAAAAAAGGTATTGATAGTGAAAAACTTTATGTAAGAGATAGTGAGGTGTCATGGTTAAATGATAAATGGATTTATGATATATTTCATCCTTATGTACATCACGCAAATGCACAAGCAGGTTGGAACTGGGAATGGTCTTTTTCTGAATCATTTCAATTTACAGTATATAAAGGAAGAAAAGAGAACGGTGGGTTTTATGGATGGCACGCTGATGGCTCATCTGATCATAAGAGTGTTTATAGAGCTGCTATCAAAGTAAAAGATGGCAATGAAAGTAAAGGTACAAAACCACAATTTAAACCACCTAAGAGAGATGATAAAGGTTTTGTAGTTATTAGGCCTGATGGTAAACCAGAACCTGATATGAAGGCTGCAGATATACCTACAAAGAGAAATGGTAAATCTGGTTGGTTACCTACTGGTTATTCAGATAACCCAGGCATGTGGGATAAGGTAAGAAAAATAAGTATGACGGTCAATCTTACTGACCCTAAGAATTACACAGGTGGTAATTTAAAATTTGATTTTGGTCCTCACGCAGGTGGTAAAAGATTTAAGGTGTGTCAGGAGATAAGACCACAAGGTTCAGTAATCATATTCCCTAGTTTTACATATCATTGTATTACACCTGTGACTAGTGGTACAAGATATTCATTAGTGTTATGGAGTTTAGGAAAACCATGGAAATAAAAGATACAGCAAAATTTTACGAACAAAATAAGTATTGTGTTATAAGAGGGTTTATACCACCAATACTTGCAGATTACCTATACGGTTATGCACAGATGAGAGCCAACAGAGCAAAGACTATGGTCAATAGTAAATGGCCTGGTTATAGAGAAGATATAGATGGCACATATACAGATCAACAGATACCAAATACATATTCATGTTATGCTGACCCAGCAATGGAGACTTTATTACAATATGGTCTAAAAGGTATGAGAGATATTACAGGTTTAAATCTTAAACCTACTTACTCATATTGGAGACTATATAAAACAGGTGATGTTTTAAAAAGACACAAAGACAGACCAAGTTGTGAGGTGTCAACTACATTATGTTTAGGATACAACAATACAAATTTAAAAGGCCGTAAAAAAGATTGGGAAAAATATGATTGGCCTATGTGGGTAGATAAGACAGGTGGTTTCAACAATAGGGGAATACCTATTCATATGAAACCTGGTGATATGATAGTTTATAGAGGTTGCGAAATAGAACATTGGCGTGAACCATTTTTAGGGGCAAATCACGCTCAAGTATTTTTACACTATAATAATGTAGATGGTCCTTACGGTGAGAACTGCGTATATGATGGCAGACCTCATCTAGGTTTACCACCTGCTTTCAAGTCGCCAGAAAAACAACAAGCGATGGCAAAGGCAGATAAAGCACTACATGAGCAGCGTATTAAAACTAGAAAAACTTAATTCAGTTTATCTCAAAATAGAAGCAGAAGCAGATGTCAGACGTGAGTTGACAGATTACTTTTCCTTTGAAGTGCCTGGTTATAAGTTTACACCACAATTTAGAAACAGAGTTTGGGATGGTAAAATACGATTATATTCATATGCCACAGGTCAATTATACGTTGGATTGTATCCTTATCTAAAAGACTGGTGTAATAAGAAAAACGTAAAAATAGAAGAAAACAACGAGATTC